TGTTGAAAAAATTGATTTGCTGTTTGGTGATGGCGCTCGACGCCGTGATGCTGGCGAGCGCGGCGATGAGCGGGGTTTCGCCCATCAGCGGGAACGGGCGTTTGCGCTCGACGCTGTGCAGCCGGATGTGCAGCACGTCGCGCTGCGGCACGATGAGTTCCTCGCCGTTGAGGCGCTGCTCGATGACATCGTTTCCGGCCAGCCGGTAAAACACGTCGCCGGTCACCGCGACCTGCGGCCTCGACATGCGCGAGTCCATCAGGTGCAGAGACGCGACCTCGAACCGAGAATTGCGCAGCGCCAGCGCGTAGGCATTGCCCTCAAGATAGAGCGCCCGCGTGGCGTTGAGCATGAAATCGGAAATGCTCTGATAATCGTTCGGGCCGCGCAGGATGCGCGAGGCTGCCGAGTTGTCGACGCGGTCGCGCCCGCCCTTGCCGTTTTCGCGCCATTCGTCACCCGGCAGCATGGCGACGGTCTGGCTGTACGCGCTGACGCAGGCCTCAACCATTGCCGAGGCGCTCGGCGAGCCGGTCGGATCGAATCCGGTCTGCCACCAGTTTATCGGCGCGCCGTCGGGTAACCAGCCGCCGGTTATCGGCAGCCAATACGGGCCGGGACGGAATTGGCCCTCGGCGGCCTTGGCCACCAAGGGCGCAATCGCTCGTGCAATGCGCGTGAGCGCGTTCATCAGTCGTTGCTGCCCGTTTTCGTTTCGGGCCGACCCGAGCGCGTGGCATAGGATTGCGGTTTGCCCGCTTCCATGCTGCGAGTGCTCATCGGCTGGTTGCCGCTCTTGCCCTCGCCTTCCTTGTCGCGCCGTCGGCCATGCGCATCCGGCGGGGTCGCGTTCGGATCCTCCGGCGAGCCATCCGGTTCCTTTTCGACGACATGCTCGCCCATCGCGGCCCTGTCGTTTTCCTCTTGCGTTGGTGTTGGTTTCGCCATCTGACGACTCCTTTCGGTTGGGGATTTTGTTGGCGGGGCATTGCTGCCCCGCCGTACTAACGGGCGCGGCCCTGCAAGGTTACCAAGTGACGTTTTGAATCCACGCCACGCAGCCGGTGCGCCGCATCAACCATGTCAGCGGCATCACCATCCGCAGCGCGAGCGAGTCCGTCTGCCACAGCGAGCGTTGCGGCGAGGCGGTGACCGCAGGCGAGCCGCCGACGAGCGGCGCGGGCGCGGTATCTTCTTCGTGCAGAGTCGCTTGGTCGCTGACGTCCATGCGCACCCCGCCATCGGCAGCGGTGACGAAATCCGCCGCGTCGACCGCGATGATGGTTTTCGCTGGCACGGTGCCCGAGTCGATGACCGGCCAACCGTTGAGGTTGCCGTTGTTGAGGTCATCCTTGAACGCGAAAACGCCCGTGTTCGGCGCAACGATAAAGCCCGCACTCCAAACGTCGAGCGGGTTCATCAGCAGCACCGGGGTGCGCAAGTTGGCCGCCGTGCCGGTGAGCAGCGCAGCGCCCAACAGTTTCAGGTCGCCGACGATTGCGGTGAAACCGCTGCCCGCAGTCGCACCAATCGCCGACACACCGTTGAGCAGGCCAGCAGGCCGCACCAACGTCGCCGCACCGTTGTCGATGAGCACGGTGTCGATGGCGATGGTGGTGTCCTCTTGAATCGCTTGGCGCAAGAGGCCCTCGATGGCCGGGGTGCTGTGGACTCCCATTTCACGAGTCCACGTGGTTATTACCCCCAGTTTCTTTGGCGTGATCGATTGGGTCGTGAATCCGCCTTTCCTGACGGGAATCGGGTCACCCTCGCCGACGAACGAACCGGCGATTGTCGGCGTGCGCGAGCGAGTCGGGATGTTGATTTTGCCAGCCTGCCCGAACGTCAATTCGAGGCCGCGAGGTGCGAGCCTTGATAGAATGGCTTTCGGGAACAGCGCGGGCATCAACCCCGCATAGGTTTGCTGCACGAGTTCGGCGGCCCAACCCGTGACCGTGGTCATGGCAGGTGCGGATGCGGCGCGCAGCACCACCTCGCACATGCCTTTCGTCGGCTCGTCGTCGTACCCGGGGAACACCTTGGCAATCATCTGCCGCGCTTCATCGGGAGAACGATTCCAAGCCTTGGCCCCGTAGGCCACGACAGCCGCGCGAATGACGTAGTCGAGCGGTTCGAGTTCCTTGGTGCCTACGGTCTTGCTGATGGCGGGGGCCTTGATTTCCTCGCTGCGCCCGCTGGCCTGATAGAGCACCACCGCGCCGCTCTTGCCGTTGCTGTGGCCGTTGCTGCGCTGCTGGTGTTGGTGCTGGTGGCTGTTGTTGTCGTCGCCCGCGACCATGCTGGCGACAATTTTTTCCGACGCAATCATGGCGTCGTGCTGCCTTTCCAGCTTGCCGATGTCGTCGCGGAGTTCGTTGATCTGCTGGATCTCGTCATCCTTGACGTTGCTGTCATCGACTTTCGACCACAGGTCGGCGAGCAGGCCTTTCTTGTCGGCGAGTTTCGCCTCGATATCCTGAATGCGTTGAGCGAGACTCATGGTCTTGCCCTTTCCGTTGCGATTGCGAGTGCCTGACTCGGCGGTGTGGCCGCTGCGCCGCACGACATGGGATTCCTTGCCTGACTCGGCGAACACCATGTCGAGGGTTTCGCGGGAAATTCTCATGCCCTTGGCGATGGCGAGGGCATTGGCATTTGCGGGCACGGCGACGAGCGACGTTTCGACGAGTTCCTGTTCGAGGAAACGTTGACCGCCCCACGGATCCTTTTCGTCGAGCGCCTCATACTTGAGCGGCTTGAATCCGACGCTGACCGCCTTGAGGAATCCGCCCTCGACGAGGCGCACGATTTCGTCGATGCGCTGTGATGTTCCTTGTGGCGCGAGTTCGAGGTTGCCGCGCAACTCGAGGCCCTCGATGCGCAGATCTTTCCAGCGGCCCACGATGAATTTCGGGTCGTGTGCGAACAGGGCGACGGGGTTGCGTCTGAAATTCGCGAGTTTCCAGCCGTCGGCCATGATGACGTCGCCCATGCGGTCGGCCGATTGATCCGACAGCACGAACTCGACGCCGTCCTCGGTGCCGGTGTGAGTCTTGGTCATCACCTCGGGAATGCTCCGCGGATTTTTCATGGCGCGGGACTCCTCCCATGAGATCTGGCACGCATCCTCGGCGTCGCCTTCATTGAGGCTGTCATCCTCGTCGAGCATTTCATTCACGCAGCGGTCGATGAAATCGCCGTGCGACTCGCCGTCATCGGGCTCGGGCGTTTGCTTGGTCTTGAGGGGCGGCATGGCATCACTTCCACGATGGCGTCAGCCACGCGAACCCACGCGGGTCGCGCAGCGCCCACGTGATCGGCCAGCGCATTTTCAAGGCGATGGAATCGGTCTGGAACAGCGAGCGATGCGGGTTCACGCTGCCGACCGGCTGCGGCGCTGTATCCATGTGCAGCGTGGCGGCGCGGGCGACCTCGATGCTCGGCTCGGGCGCGAGCGCCGCGACGAGCGCCTCGGGCGCGACCGCGAGCAGGTCATTGCCGACAGCGGCCGAGCCTAGCAGGGTGATGTTGTTCGGGACGTGCGCGGTGCGCATGCCCACGGCACCGACACGCCCAGCGTTTGCTACGAGCGCAATCGGCCCGGCCCCGGCCACTGCCGACACCGCGTTGAGCAGCGCGGTGACGTCCTCATAGATCGCCAAGCCCGCGTCGGAATTGTTGCTGGCGTTGAGCGCGGTGATGCCGTTGCGCAGGCCTGCCGGTCGATTGGCGGCCTCGGGGTTGGCGTCGAGCAGGATCTCGTCGACGATGCGGCCCGCTGCCCGCATCAGCGCGTCGCCGATGATGGCCTCGGCATTCGAGCCCTCGACCATTTCGCGGGTGAGCACGGCGATGGTCGCCAATTTGTGCGGGTTGAGCGTGGCGGGTGTGATGTTGAGCGCCCGCACCGGGATCGGGTCACCTTCTGCGACCCATCCCGCACCGCCGAAATCGGCCACCAGCCCGGGCGCACTGACCACGCCGCCGTCGGTGGTGAGCACGAGGCCCTGCTGCAACAGTTGCGCGCCGCACGATGCGGGGCCGAGTGCGCGGATGCCGTCGGCGACCGTTTTGGCGACGAGTTCGGCCGCCCACCCGGTGACGCTCGTCATCGCCGGATTGGCGGCGGTGCGGGTGAGGAACGCGGCGAGCACGCGGTCATCCGGCCAGCGGTTGGCCGCGACCTCTTGCGGGGCGCAGCAATGCAGTGCCGCGAGCACGTTGGCGGTTAGCGCGCGAACGAACGTATTGCCCGGGGGCAGCGGCAGCGGGGCGGGTTCGGGTGCAAAGGGTCGCGACCGCGTGAGCGGTTGATGCACGTTCATGTCTGGCCTGCTAGGTTGCACATCATGTTGACGGCGAAACGACTCCGCGAGTTGCTCAATTACAATCCGCGCACGGGCATTTTCCGGTGGCGGGTGAGTGGGCGCGGACGAAAGAGCAAAATTGCTGGATTCATCGTTCAACGTGGCGGACATCGTCGAATTTGTATCAATCAAAAAATTTATCCTGCCGCGCAGCTTGCGTTCCTATATATGACCGGCAAATGGCCGCGCCGATTGATTGATCACATTAATTGCATTCCAGACGACAACCGATGGGATAATCTGCGTGAAGCAACATACTCGCAAAACGGCGGGAATCGTCGCAGCCAGAATCAATTCAAAGGCGTGTGTTGGGATAAATGGGCTGGAAAATTTAAGGCATCCATCACAGTCAACAACAAATGGATGCATCTCGGTAA